GCAAGATTCAAAGAAAAATACAATAAAACGGTTGACCAATAATTGGTTATTTGCTATAATATACACATAGACAGTTAATTTTAACCCGCACAAAAAGGAGCCAACCATGAGTGCAATTCGTGTAGTAAACGGTAAGTACCGTAACAAACCTGTCCATAATCAAGAATTTGTTCTTGTGAGTGGCTTTCAAACTGGTGCTCGTGGTAACTATGTTACCGTTCGCAATGGAGGCACCTTCCCTAACTGCCCTGAAACGATTCGTATCAGTGTAGACAACATCACAGATATAGAATATACTAACGGTATGCCACAAAACAATACAGTTCAATTTGAAAAACCCGCACCTGTTGTAGAATCTGACGAACAGGCCATGGACCGTATCCGTGAGCGTTTTGACATTCTTACAGAAATGACCAAGGCCACTGTAAGCGGTGATATTCGTGCCATGATTGTGTCAGGCCCTCCTGGGGTTGGCAAATCGTTTGGCGTTGAAACAGAAATTGACAAGGCCTGTTTGTTTGACAAACTCGCAGGCAAGCGTCTCCGTGCAGAAGTGGTCAAAGGCTCGGCTACCCCTATTGGTCTGTACCAAACTCTTTACAAATACTCGGACTCCAATTGCGTTATTGTGTTCGACGACTGTGACTCAATTTTGCTTGATGACGTGGCTCTTAACTTGCTGAAAGGTGCCCTAGACTCAGGCAAGAAGCGTACCATTTCGTGGTTGAGTGAATCCAGTGCCCTGCGTCGCGAAGGCATCCCGGATCGTTTTGAGTTCAAAGGCTCGGTAATCTTTATTACCAACTTGAAATTTGACAAAATGAAATCGCAAAAATTGCGTGACCATTTGGACGCATTGCAATCACGCTGTCACTATTTGGACCTTACCCTGGACACCATGCGTGACAAATTGTTGCGTATCAAACAGATTGCCAAAGATGGTGTGTTGTTCCAAGACTACGAGTTTGATGATGCCGTGCAAGACGACATTATTGAGTTTATGCAAGTGAACAAGGATCGCTTGCGTGAGGTAAGTCTGCGTATGGCTCTGAAGATTGCAGACCTGCGCAAGATGAGTGTGCTGAACTGGAAACGTCTTGCAGAGACCACTTGTATGAAAGTTGCCTAACATGGCCTGGATAGGTGTACTAATGTTAACAATGTTAGGGCACCTAATGTGGGCTTTTATATTGGCGATATTAATTTTATGTTTTGAATAAGTTTTCCCGGGCATTGGTTGGCTCCGGCCCGGGACTTTACAACAGGCTCTTTGGAGCCTGTCTTTTTGACTTTTTGTTGCGATAAGTATATACTGTTATTATGCCGCAACACATGTTTATCCGTTTAGGCCGCGACGGAGATTTTACACTTAAATTCCAAATACGTAACAGTCCAGTTGCCGAACTATGGCTAGAACGCATGCAACAACGACACGCCTGGCCTCTAGATCACCCTGATAGATTTTACGGATTTGGCACTCCAGTGGCCGAGCGAGATCGAGCCATAGCCGACATTCAACGTTGTATTGCTACCATTAATGCACACGAGCCAATTATTCACAGACCGTTTGAATACACTCAAGATTGTTTAAATTACTTGCACAGTATATTTGAGCGTTATCACGGACTATTGGATCAACAAAATTCATCTTATTGGGAACGTGCTCCAGACCCTGTGAGAAGGGCTCTAGCAGATCTCAATCTGGCAGTACACAGATGTGAAAGCGTAGCCAGCGGATCTCGACCTAGATTTGTATGCACATGGTTTGGTATGCCAAAAATGCATCAACTAGATCCTGCATTACAAGGTGTATACGGAGATTGGCGCATAAAGTTTGGAACCGTATACCTAAACTACTGTGAGATTGGTAAAACTGTAGAAGATCTTGCACATGATAACGATAAGTACATCGGTAAAGATGCGTTTCGACCATTTAGTTACTACAGTGCAGATTTTAATGTGACCTTTTATGACCGAGACCTAAGTGAGGTTTATGACTCAGTCCAACATTATATCAACCAACATCAAGACTTCTTCGTTGCGCACGACATTAAAAGTGTGTTTAATGTAAAAGCGCAACCATTGCGCTTTCCTGTTGCTGAATTGGTATACGCTAGCAATCGAGAAGAATTGCTATTTCAAATTGCACGTAGGCAATGGATATATGAAGTTTTTATAGAATGAAACAAGCAAACATTGTAATCAAGGACGAAGTTAATATCCGAATTGAAGGACTAGATTTAGACGTCCGCAAAGCACTGGTCACAGCCTTTAAATATGACGTACCATACGCACGTTACCTGCCGGCGGTTCGGTTAGGACGCTGGGATGGTAAAGTCAGTTACTTTCAACTTGGTGGCAGCACTTATACAAACCTGCTACCTGAGATTATTCCCATATTAGAAAAGTTTGATTACGATATTGCACTAGATGATCAAAGAGATTACTCAACTTCATTTGCATTTGCAGAGGTACACGAGAACTCTTTTGCGCACATAACATGGCCCAAAGGACATCCTGAAGCAGGTAAGCCCATTGAGTTGCGAGACTATCAGGTGGAAATTGTCAACAACTTTTTGGCCAATCCCCAGTGCCTACAAGAAGTGGCCACAGGTGCGGGTAAAACAATTATGACAGCCGCACTATCAAATGCAGTCACACCATATGGGCGATCAATTGTGATTGTGCCCAACAAGAGTCTTGTAACACAAACAGAAAAAGACTACATTAACATGCAACAGGATGTGGGTGTGTATTTTGGCGATAGAAAAGAGTGGGGACGACAGCATACAATATGCACCTGGCAGAGTTTGAATGTGCTGTTGAAGAATACCAAAGCTGGTGTAGGCGACTGCACCATTGGCGAGTTCTTAGAAGGTGTGGTATGTGTTATTGTGGACGAAGTACACATGGCCAAGGCCGATGCTCTCAAGACTTTGCTTACGGGGGTCATGGCGCGAGTACCAATTCGCTGGGGGTTGACTGGAACTATACCCAAGGAGAAGTTTGAGAGTCAGGCTTTATTGGTAGGTCTTGGGCCGGTAATTGGGCGTCTTAGCGCCAACGAGCTGCAACAACAAGGAGTGCTGGCTAACTGTCATGTTAATATTGTACAGTTGGTAGATCATGTAGAGTACAAGGACTATCAGAGCGAGCTTAAATACTTGCTTGAGGAGTCGGGCCGATTGGACACCATGGCTGATCTTGTACGCCGGGTGAATGAAACAGGCAACACCTTGGTGCTTGTGGATCGAGTAGCTGCCGGGCATTCGTTAGTTGAACGCTTAGGCGATCGTGCTGTGTTTGTTTCTGGCGCAACCAAAGCAAAGGACAGACAAAGTGAATACGACGAGGTTGCAGACTCAACAGACAAAATTATTGTGGCCACTTACGGTGTGGCAGCAGTTGGAATTAACATTCCGCGAATCTTTAATCTTGTGCTCGTTGAGCCTGGCAAGAGTTTTGTTAGGGTTATCCAAAGCATTGGCCGAGGTATCCGAAAAGCAGAGGACAAAGATCATGTGCAAATTTGGGACGTCACATCAACCTGTAAATTTGCCAAAAGACATTTGACAAAACGCAAGCAGTTTTACAGAGAAGCAAATTATCCTTTCTCTGCTGAAAAGTTAGAGTGGATGAAAATAGCATGACACACGGGGTAGAGATGAAAAAGTTAGTAACTTGCGGTGACAGTTATATGAGTTTAGATTCTCCACCTGGAGAAATCAAAAGTTTTTTACAACTATACGCCGAACATAAAAATTTTCAACACATTAGTTTGGCTCGTGCAGGTGCTACCTGTTTGGCTATACGTTTACAAATTGACAGTGCCATTGAACGCGGAGCCGATTTTGTGATTGTGGGTTGTACGTCAAGTGACAGAATGGATATTATGGTCCCCGGAGAAAAACCTCCTTTTTATCTAATTCAACTGGCCAATATTTTATACAAAGGATACAACAGTATCAGTGAATACAACGTTAGAAATAAACAAGTCTTGGTTGTAAGTGACGTTATAACAAACTTATTAAATAAAAAACATGAAACAATTTTAAGTGATGAACAACGTCAAGCTATCAAAAATTATGTAGCAGACTTGCATGATAACAATCTAAAACGCCAAGAAAATTATTTTGTAATATCTGATGGATTACGTAAACTTCAATACCATCAAATACCTTTTTTATACATACCCCACGGGCTGGGCACAATGGATTGGAGTTGGGTATCCAAAATTTGGCCCCTAGACAAATTACCATGTCTTATGCCTAACGGACCCTGTGAATCTCACCGCACTATCAATCACAATGATCAAGCTGCACACGATATATTTTTTAAACAATTGTTGACACTAACAGAAGATTGGGTATAAAATTATCAAACACTTGACATTACAATGAGTACACTGTATACTTAGATATTATGAGAATATTAACATTAGACAACATCTATTATGATCTAAATCACTTGCCCGAAGAAGTGGATGACATGCGTTTTGCTATACTAGACAATTCCAATCCTGCAGATCCGGATTATCATTTTATTCCACTGATTTTTTTAGAAAGTTTCAATGCACCGGCCTTGGTGTTGCGTATAGGAACACAAACAATTAAAATGCCCATGGATTGGCAAATTTTGATTGGAGAACCCGACGTTGGTGATTTAGAAGTGCTACCGTTGACCAGTATCAATGACAGAGGTTTCAAAGTGTTTCAGTTTAATCCACTTTCAAGTTATCGACCCAGTTTTCCGGATATCGAAATACTGGACGTTTATCATGAAGTCAACTGGTACGCACCCAAGCTCAAAAACGGCCAGATGTTAGCCGTACCTTTAAACGATGACGCAGAACCCGATTGTGTTTATTTTGTTAAAGACATTAGTCGCAACTGCGAGATTGTTGACTACAATAAGGCATGGTAATGCAATTAAAATATTCTAATCATAACATTGGCGGTGATGTTGTCAAAGATAACGAAACTTACTTGCTCAAAGATAACAAGACTCTAAAAAATCTTGTGCTAAGTAGTACTAAACTTTATCGAGGCCAGGCCACTAGGGGTCATAGGCATCTGGGACAAGAAGAAGTTTACTTCTTCATTTTAGGTACAGGAAAAATGATTGTGGGCGAAGAAAACAGCGAACCTTTTCGAGTAATCGGCGGGGATGTTGTATTGATTCCCGACGGTGCATTTCATCGTGTTATCAATGATGGTGATATGGACTTGACATTTAACTGTGTATTTGACGGAAAGAGAAATCATTAAGGAGAAATTATGTTATCAATTTTTAAAGACGTCGATCGTGCTATGATGCTGAAACTTGCGATACTGCATGTTTTGGTAATTGTTGTGTCTAACGCACTGGTTTCAATTCCAGTTGAAATCATGGGTGTCAAACTAACCTGGGCGGCATTTACATTCCCCTTGGTTGTGTTGGCCACTGACTTGACAGTTCGTTTGCTAGGTAAAGGTATTGCTCGAGCAACCATTGCCGCGGCATATCCGCTTGCTATCATTGGTAGCATTGCTGTGGTACTGGCCGAAGGCGCACCACAAAGTGTGGCAATGCGTATTGGTTTTGCATCAGCAACCGCCTATGCCATTGGAACATTGCTTGACGTCTATGTATTCCAAATCATTCGTGAACGATTTACCAAACAATGGTGGGCGGCTCCTGCATTATCAACTATTGCAGCAAACGTGATTGACAGTTATACATTCTTTGCTGTTGCTTTTCACAACTCAGCAAACGAGTACATGGCCAAGAATTGGTTTGAAATTGCAGGTTCGCAAACAGTTCTCAAGATTGTAGTGGGACTAGTTGTGTTCTTGCCAGCATATGGTGTTTTACTCAACCACCTGAAAAAGCGTTTGGGCAACACAGATCAAGGTTAAACTAGCTTGCTATGATGCGGGCAACTGATAATCCCAAAGAAATTGGTCGGTGTGGCTGTGGTCGCAGTCCCACTGGCCAGTGTATTGGCTGGCATGCACTCAATGCGGCTCAACTGGCTGAAGCACAATGCCAGTGGGATTTAGAACAGTACCGTCAACAAGCCATGAATCAGTTTTTTGAGGATGGTAGTTGCACCGGTGGCTGGGGCGAATTTAAGGATGAATAAATTATCAATTTAATGAAAAAAGGTATTGTTAAATGCGTATCGAAGACGAAGTCAAACTAGACTTCAAAGATGTGCTAATTCGTCCCAAGCGTAGCACCTTGGCTAGTCGAAGAGAAGTAGATCTCAATCGTACCTATAAGTTCAAGCATAGTAATTTTGAATGGACTGGTGTTCCTATCATGGCTGCCAACATGGACGGTGTGGGCACTACTGCCATGGCGCAAGAGTTACATCAGCATAGAATGTTTACCTGCTTGACAAAAAGCTATGACGAAAGCGACCTGTATGATATACTTACAGGCAGGCCCAGCAGTGAATATGTTGCTGTCAGCACCGGTACCGGCGAAGGAGACTTTAGGAGACTGTATAGAATTATCAACTCTTTTCCTGAAGTCAAGTTTATCTGTGTGGATGTGGCCAATGGTTACAGCGAACACTTTGGAGATTTTGTAGAGCAAGTTAGAAAACAATTCCCAAAACAAACCATTATTGCCGGTAATGTGGTCACAGCAGACATGACCCAAGAACTTATTCTACGAGGAGCAGACATTGTCAAAGTCGGAATCGGACCGGGAAGTGTATGTACGACTAGGGTACAAACCGGGGTTGGCTACCCGCAACTTAGTGCGATTATTGAGTGCAGTGATGCAGCTCATGGCCTCGGTGCCCATATCATTGCTGATGGTGGCTGCACTTGCCCAGGCGATGTGGCCAAGGCATTTGGGGCTGGTGCCGACTTTGTAATGCTAGGTGGCATGTTGTCGGGCCACGACGAAGGTGGTGGCGAAGTTGAAGATGGTCGGGTCACATTCTATGGTATGAGTAGTGATACCGCCATGAAGAAACACAATGGTGGTGTAGCTGAATATAGATCCAGCGAAGGCCGTACTGTTACGGTTCCTTACCGCGGTCCAGTAAAAGCAACTGTATTGGACTTGCTAGGAGGAATTCGTAGCACCTGTACCTATGTTGGTGCCGAAACACTAAAACAACTGCCCAAGTGTACCACCTTTATTCGTGTTAACCGGCAGATCAATGATGTGTTTGTAAAATAATCAAGGCGATATATGGGACTTCTCAGACCTGGTGCTAGATATATTTACGAACGATCTGACGGTGTTGTCTATGCCAGAGAATTTGGCGCAGATCCCAGCACTAGATTTGAAGTTGGACGATATGTTGACCCCGAAAATAAATTCAATTCAAAATTAGAAGAACTTACAGAAAACAAACTTTGGGCGGACATTAGAAAGGCTGCCAGGACTAATCCTGCTTTACAAGCAGAGTTAGAACGTGTTATAATGCTCTATCATTTAATAAAGACTAATGAGTGATCGATTAAACATTGCCAACGAAATGCGTATGTTTGACCAAAAGGTCAGGACATTCTACGACGATCTTACTCCCGAAGAACGAAAAAAGTTTTCAAATTATCTTATGATACGCTGGGGCAGTAGTGTTCAAGGCAGTCGTGAACTACAAGAGTTCTATGTGATTGCCACC